TCAGTGCTTTTGCTTCTGCGCTTTCCATATCGGTTTGAATAAACTCGGATGCCAGCTTTTCTACTGAGCTAACTATACCGCCACCCATTAAACTTGAGAACCAGCCCATTTTAATATTCTCCTGTTTCAATTATGTCAGTTATTGTGACCGCTCTCATGCCCACTTGCTTTGCCCATCGGCTATCTAGGAACTCAGCAGACGCGGTAACATAATCGCCTTTAGCCATAGCTGCTAAGGCTTTCTTAAACTGCATCAGGCGAGGTAAACCCATGTTAAAACACATATCCATCATGGCATCTTTGCGCTCAGTGCCAAGCGTTTTGTACCATCTAAACGCCCCTAGAAGCTCGCTATTAACCCTTTTAACATCGTTAGCTAATAGGTAATTAATCTCTGAATTGGATAAACCTAGCCCAGATCCAGTTTCTATGTTTCGCCCCACACCAATCGTGGTCTTATTGGCAGTGCATTTATAGGCATGGGTTCTCACCCCCTCATTTTGCCTAAGCATTTCAATAATCAAACTCATGCTGCCGCCTCATCATATAACTGGGTTATTCCTACTCTAAACCGCTGGGTCTCTCCCCACACTGGATCGTAGATTACGGCAGACATTGAACGGCCTGAGCCGTAACCAGCTTGGTGGTGGTATTCGTCAACGGCTGCAAGACTGTTCCAGCTTTCAAACAACATGGCCCCACCTACCTCTGATTGCTGCTTGTGGTGTATGTGGCCTAGGTGACAATATCGGGCCGTGGTGTCACCCCATAGCTTGGCATGGTTCCTTGTGAAATATTCATAGATGCGCTGATGCTTAATGCCTTTGTCGCCGTGATGGCTTGTTAGTAATACACTTTTGTACTGGTAGTGCATAAATTTACTAACATTGGAAAGCACGTTCACCCTTGGTTCATGCTCCCAAAACACGGATAACATGGAATTGATTACCATACTTAGATCTTCGTCGTGATTTCCGCGTGTGTTCATTAAGGTGACTTTCTGATTAAGTTCTAAAGCCCACTCCACGGCTTGTCTATAAATTCTTACAGCCGATTCTACCGAGTCAATCCAGTGACCCGAACTGTCTAGGCTCGTTCCAGCGGCAGTGATATTGGGGGTATTGCAGTGTAAAAAATCGCCCACGTTAAGGAGTAAAAACTCAGTGCCTTTGCCACAATTATTTATGAGGGTTTTTATGGCTTGTAAAGTCACGGTTTCTGCGATTTTAAGATCCCAGTCGCCTCCCCCATAATTCCGTTTAACCAACATTCCTATATGAGCATCACCGATGATTACAGTAGCTAGGCGCTCTTTAACGCCCTTGTCAGGCTTTAATGATAGCGGCTTATACTTCTTTAACTCTTGGCTTAAACCGTCTGCCACGCCCTGCAAGTCAGCCACGAGGCTCTCCGTTCTGAGTGAACTCTTCACCCACTGCCGCAGTGGTTCTCCTGTCTGTAAATCGTAATAAGTGGATATGCCTTTAGCAACGTGTGTACTAGGTACGCTTTTAGTCATATCATTGGAAGGACTCCATCCACGCCTAGAAGCCTGCTCTTTTGCGCGCTTCAATGTGCGCTCTAAGCCACGGTGATTAATACCTAATGCTGTAGCTGCTTTCGCTTGAGAGCCATGCTTTATAACAGCGTCAATAATCTGACACTGACGCTCAGTTGCGAACTGCTTTAAGCTCTCTAAATCCATGACTAGCTCCGTAACATAAAGGCCGCAGCAGAAACTAAAGCCGCGATTAAGATGCGAACAAACCACTCGTTTGAGCTGCTGGTTTTACCCTGCAAAACGATTGCAATTTTGTTTTCATCAATCTCGCTACTGTGCTTATTTAGGCGCGTGTCTTGGGTGTTGTTGTGGGCTTCTAAAGTTTCTATTTTAGTGCCATGTTTAATTAGTAGTGACATTGCATCGGTGAGCTTGTCTATCTTATCCTCAAGCCTGTCAAAACGTGCGCTGGATTCCATTCTGTTATTCCTTACTAGGCTTTGAAGTATTGGGTTAAAGCAATAATGACAACACCAACAATGATGATTTTAGTCATGTTCTTTTCAACCACTTTCTTAATACCCTCTGGCTCTGTCTTAGTGACAGGGGGAGGTGTAGGAGAAGCGAAAGTAGGTAGAGGAGTAGGTTCAGCTACAGCAGTTAATACAGGTACTGCAACTGTAGGCTCAGGGATATGAATAGGCTCAGGCGCTGTCATAGCCGCTACAGGCTTGTGAACCATATTAGTATGACCAGCAGCCTCTTCACTATGCCTAATCTCTTCACCAATTGCCTTGATTTCTCTCCAGATCTGTTGTGAACTATTGCGTACTCTAGCTACATAGATTTTGGAGTCCTCATCGGGTACTGCACGACTTAGGTAAGATGTGTAATACATCTGTAATTCCTGCTCGATATGATAATCCTCATACCAAGACTTTGGGCCTGCTTTTGCTTCACTCATGTTGATTGTTCTCCTAATTAGGCAGGGGCCATCCAGATAGTTGTCATTGCTTCGCCAGATAGGAGAAGGGCTTCTTTAAGCTCGTCATGGCTCACTGTTGCTGGAGTATTGTTAGCTAACATCCATAGTGTTGTGTCTCCTGTTGAAGACGCTGTGACGGCCCTAGCCATGCGGTTTTGAGATACCTCGTCCCCATCAAAGATGTTGCCCTGTGTGGACGTTACTAGGATTTTAGACACTGCTAATAGCTTGGCTTTCATCACTAGATCTTCTGCTGACTCCACTATAGGCGCTGGGGCTACGGGAGCTACTACTTGTACTGCTTTTACTAATGCCATGTTCTATACTCCTGTGATTTCTACGCCAGATACTTTAAGGTTTATCCCTACTGAAACATCTGCTGCTGTGAATGGGGACACCCCTGTATAGACGGGGCCTGCATGTGAATAACTTACACTAGAACTTCTACGGGTCACACTGACTCCAGTTACATTTGGTTTTACGAACTCAACTCTACCTTCTGAGTTTTGGAGTAAAAAGTGACCAGTAACGTTTCCTGAAGCAAACTTAGAACCGGAGCCAACACTAAATAATCCATTACCCGCGCTTGTTGCTGTGTAGTCACCTGACAATACGTTACCGTTAATATATGATAGTTTAGTGTTGGCATTGGATTTTGTAAGAATATAATAGCGGTTTTCTGTAGGGTTAAAACACACTGATAAATAGCCGTTAACACCAGAAAGAAAGGATCCGTTAATCAGACCTGTGTTCCCAGTAGCTGTGTCATAGTATTGGACACGATTTGTATATGCGTTACTAGGCTGTGAGAAGAATATACCATTTACAGCATAACTATGGGCATACGTGGAGGGTGTTATAGCTCCTACAATTCCTGTAAAGGCTGTCATTCCCACTATAGCCCCTGTAGTCATATTGAGTACGTTAATACTATCAATACCAGCTTGCCAGTATATCTTTTGTTCCTCTAAATCTACTGTTTTATACTGGTAATAAATGCTTGAGATGTTAGTCCACGAACCTACATTACCGCCACTAACAGGTGCTGAGTATAGGCCTGTGCCGTTGTTTCCATTATAAGTGAAATAATAAGCGGTATCACCTGCGGTGTTTATAGCAAACCATGCTGGGGTAGATATTGTTGTTATCGCAGAGACTCCACCTGCAGGTGCTGGTAGGTAGTACGCCACATTACCAGACGTATTACTTAAACCTGCTTCAGCCGTACTACCTACGTCATAATAAGAAGTATAATCATAGTCACTTGCGGTTGTAGGTAGAGGGGGGTCTAACTTTATCTTTAAACTACCACTCTTCTCTATTAATTCAAAACCCGAATACACGCCCGTACTGGCAACGGTAGAGATACCATTATGTAACCCTACGTTAGCAGCCACTGTAGGGAATACCACTGATATGTCCATATCCTTAACTACGGCTTGAGTAGTTGTGTTATTAGCGATAATAGCGTACTCACTGTTAGCATCAAAATCTGCTTTTGTAAGTAATACGTTCTTAAACTCTTTTAACTGTTCAGCCATGTTACATAGCTCCTGAGGTGATTAATTTTGCTTGGGTTATTCCAGCAACTTCACCCCAAGCTGCGGTGGAGCCATCTGTAGTAAGGTATTTACCTGTACTGCCTGTTTGAGTGGGTAGGCTATCTACACCAGTAAGGTTTGAACCATCACCTGTTGGGGATAACTTCCCATCAAGTGCTGTTTGTAAACCCGTTATAACTGAAATCGCATGATTTGCTGGATGGGAATAAACAGTGTCAGTAAATACAGCGTTGGATGGTACAGCCGCCTCAACTAATGGGTGAACTACGTTAGTTACCTTATCTGTATTAAGCGCCACTGCGGTATCGGTTGCGGTTGCATCTCCAGCCGTAAACGCTTGAATCGCGTTATCGCCTGCGGCCCACGTTGAGGCTGTAGTCGATTCTGCTGCTCTAGTGCAACCTGTCAAAGTCCAATAAGTTGTGTTATCTGTGCGGCCTGTATAGGCGATAATCTCGATTTTAGTCGGGCTGCTTAGGC